CGCGGGGTGGAGCAGCCCGGTAGCTCGTCAGGCTCATAACCTGAAGGCCGCAGGTTCAAATCCTGCCCCCGCAACCAAACTTTCTATCAAGATATCAAAGGCTTAGGCTGAAACAAGGCGCCCCACGGGGCGCTTTTTGCGTTGCAACACGTTACGTCACATTCCCTAAAGATTCCAAACCCTTACGAACTCCCCCGATTTCTCCGTGCAACACACATGCGACATGGGACCATGCTGATGTTCCATAGCCGCTCGCAGCGGATGGCGCTCGAACGCGCCGGTCTTGATGCTCAGTATGGTGGGCGGGTGTCTCGGACATTCGGTTCGGCAGGGGTGGTTGATGGCTCGTCTTGTTTATGCTTGTCGCTTCGACGTCGCGGCCAAGGAGGGCATCGCAAGCGTTCTTTCCACCTACAAGGACTGGATCGTTGGGCACTATCGAGGCCGACGCGAACTCGCCGAGTTCAACTTCGACCCGGAGGTCGCAGGCGCGCCCGAGGGTCTTCCGATCGGCCATTCGCTGACTGCCTCGATCTACCAGGACGGTGACGAGCGAGCGGTAAGGCTTCGCTGGTCTTTCCCCGATGACATCGATGCGGGTTTGAGGTGGGCGAACGAGGCGCGCGTTGGTCAGTTCGGTGACCGCTGCGGCGTCGAGCATCTCATCTCCATCGAATCCGTCCAGTATAGTGTAGCGCCTGCCAGATTGCTCTTCGGATCCCCGCGCGCCGTTCGCGATGTCTGCACGAAGGCACCCGCCTACATCGGAGAAATGCAGGTCAGGGCTGAGCCATACGCCTTGGAGCAAAATGGCCTGAATGACCTCCTCGCACTCCTGACAAGTGATCTCCGACGGCTGCCTGTGGTTCTCTTGTCACCGTATGTGCGTGGGGAATTGAACCAGATCGATCCTGTCAAGCTCGCACGCAACCTTGCGGGTGTGGCGGTGGTAGTGCGCGTCGAGAATCCTGAGTTGACATGGGATTTTGCCGACGAGGTCGGTCGGCAGCTGTCTTGCTTCAATGGAGCGGCTCGGATCTACTGGCCCGGGTTCTCGAAGGCTTCCGACCCGCGAAGTCACCGCTTGTTCTTCGGTGCCTGGATCGAGCAGGTCGGGCCTGCGGTGGCCGCCCGCGCTATTGAGCGAGCGGTCTTTGCAGTCGCAGCCTTTCGTTATGTGTCCGACAGCAGAATCGCGGACCTAATCCGTCGCTTCGAGGCTGCCGAGAGGCAGAAGCTACTCCTTGAAAAGAAGGAGACCGGAGACGACTTCTGGGCCGAATACGAGCGCGACCTTGCTCGGCTCGACGAGGCAAGGAAAAAGCTCGAAGAAATCGAGGCGGAGAATGCCAATCTCAGGGCCAACCAGCAGGTGTTCTTTGCCGCAGAAGCTGGAGGCTCCGACGAACTCGCACAGCAACAAGAGACAGAGGAACTCTCGTTCTCTTCCGTCGCGGAGGCAGTGCAGGCTGCGGCGAAGCGATGCAACAACGTGGAGATACTCGACACGGCCACCTTCGCGGCAGAGGCAAGCCCGTTTCAGCGTCCCTATGACATCTTCAAGGCGTTGACTGACCTCGACGAAATCGTCGACGCTTGGAGCAAGAACCGGGACGAGAAGGGGAGCGGAGGAGACCTATTACAGCACTTGCGCGACCGCGGTTGGGGAAAGCGGAGCAGCATGCACATCTCCGACACCACGCGCGGGAAGCTACGCTCCCATTACGAGTTTGAGTATCAAGGCAAGAAGCAGCTGTTCGAGCCCCATATCACTATTGGCGCAGGGGACCCGAACTCGTGCGCTTCAATCCACTTCATCTTCGACCAGGAACGCTTGAAGATGGTCGTGGGTCATGTTGGAAAGCACCTGCCGAATACGAAAACCTGAACTGCCTTGCGATTCACGCTGCCGCCGTCGCAATTCCATCCAGCCGCACGGCGACACTGGTGATGCCGTTCCCGGCGGCCTCGGTCGCGATGCCGACAGGGAAGCGCCCGGTGCCCGGCACGTTGATGTTCTTGGCCGTGTTGTCCCAGGCCACGCGTGCGCCGACCGACAGAACCGCGGTAGTGGCTTTCGGCAGTTGATACACGCCGATGGTGGCCAGCTCGACCGGATCGCCCACGGCGGCAGCGAAGGCAGCGATGCCGAAGATGTTGCCGATGATCGTCCCCTCGCCAGAGGCAATGCCGCCTGCGGGAGCGGGCACGGTAATGACGTCGCCGTTCTGAATGTAGGTCTTCATGGTCAGAGCCCTTTCGAGGATTGGATACGGACCACGGCGATGCGCGCCGTGGTGCCGGAGATCTGCCGGTTGAGGTCGCCCAGCGCGGCCGCCATTTCCGCGTCGGTCGCATAGGTGACCCGCTTGCCGTCGTATTCGACGGTGCGGATGCCCTGATAGCGGGCGGCCATCAGGGCATCGCGCCAAGCGGTCAGTTGCGCCAGGTTGGCCATCTTAGGCCCCGGGGTTCTGGAACCAGCCGCGGTGGTCGATAAAGCCCGCGCCGAAGTCCAGGATCACCCGGATCTCGACGCCGTCCACGTCCCACCCCGACCGGCTTTCCACCTGGGGCCCTTCGTTACCCGACAGGTAGGCGAACTCCAGACCGTCGATCTCGCCTGGGTCGGCGGTCACATACCAGCGGGTGGCGCTGCTGAGACGCGGTTCGACCACCAGCGACATCGCGCCCGAGAACGGGTTGACGTCTGCAGCGGTGGCGGGTGCGATGGTCGCCAGCCATTTCTCGGCCACCGTCTCCAGCGCGGGCGGCACCAGCAGGTTCTTCGGCGTCACGCGGATCACGCGGCCCTCGATGCCTTTCTGGGTGCGTAGCGCAAGACGAGCGGCCGACAGGGTGGTGTCGGAGATCACAGCACCAGTCGTTGCCCGGTTTCCGTGATCGACATGGAACAGCGCCTTGCTGTCCGATAGGGTAGGGCCGTTGCCGCTGTTCGCCTCAAGCAGGGTAACGAGGATCCGCGCCTCGGTCTCGGCGGCCCCCTGTCCCATGCGGCGGGCGAGGTCCGAGAAGGCCCCCAAATCGTCGTTGACCAGCACCTGCCGGGTGATGCCGATCTTCTTGGCCCAAGTCTCGATCTTGTAGGCTTCGCGCGCCTCGGCCATAGTCCCGGCCTTGATCTCGCCGTGCTCGTTCAGCTTTTCCAGCAGCGGGGCCTCGCCCAGCATGATCTTGTTCACCGAGCGGAAATCCCGCGCCGAGGTCTGACGGCCAAGGCGGCGTATCCCGGAAGGCGCGGCCTGGTAGGCATCGCGCAACACGCGGCCCACGGTGTTGCCGAGGATGATCGGGAAGTCAGACGTTGTGTGCAGGGCGCGGGTGACGAGGGTGGCTGGCGACAGCGCCATCGTGGACTCGCCGCGCAGGGTCAGCAGTTCCTTGGCCATATCGACCGGCGTGGCATAGGCATAGCGGCGGGCCGGTTCGCTGAGGTCATGGCGCGGGTTGATGCGCGCATAGAGGGCCTCGCCCATCTGACGGGCGCGCAGCGCCGGGTCATCGTGGCTCTCGCCCATCTCGACGCGGACCTGCTCAGTGCGGATCATGGGCGCGCTGCGGGTCGCCAGCGCCTCGAATGCTGCGCGACGCGCGGTGTCGGCATCAGCGGCAGCGTCGATCTGGCCGTCGATCCACGCCTGGTCCAGCCCGGCGATGCGGGCGATGGAGCGGATCTCGGTGTTGATCGCGGCGCGGGTCTGCGTCTCCGGCAGGGCCGGGGCGATGGTGGTGTCGGTCATGTTGGTCTCCATGCGGATGCGAGCACCCGGGTCAGCCGGGGTGGGCACAAGGGAAATCTCGTGAGGCGTCCAGCGCACGGCGGTCAGCACGCGCGCGCCATTCTCGGTGGTCTCGGCCCAGTCCTCGACCGAATAGCCGACCGAGACATGCCGCAGGATCCCGGACAGGACGTCCTGCCAGAGCGGTTCCACCTCGGGGCGGGCCGAGAAGAGGATCAGCGCCGTGCCGCGCTGGCCATCGACGGAGGCGGATTGCACGCTGCCAAGCACATCTCGGACGGCGGATTGCCGGTGGGCATCCAGCACGCTGGCCCCCTGAAGGCGTGACAGGTCAACAGCCTCGGGCGCAAGGCTGAGGCGTTCGACATACTGGCCCGCGATGTCCCGGCGGCGCACAGGCGCGCCGGTGGACCAGATCACCTCGACAGTGCGGGCGTCTCGATCAGCACTGGCCGGGGCCAGGTCGGCGCGGCGGGTCAGAAGGGTCACGGTGTCATTCATTGGGGATGTCCTCCTTCTGGACAGGCGGCGCGCCGAAGCTCAGGCCCAGCGCATCCGACCGCGCTTTGTCGGCGGCGATCTCGGCATCGACCTGTTCGGCGTCGTAGCCCCGTTCGGAAATCGCTTGGCGGCGGCTCTTGAGACCGGCGTTGATGGCAAGGATCTCTGCCTCGACGTCCTTCTTGGGATCGACGTAATCGAACTTGGGCGGGAGCCATTCGCAGGCGAGATAGGCGGCAGGATCGCGGTCGAAGTCCCGCGCGGGCAGATCACCCGTCAGCACTGCCAGTCGCACGAAGCGGTCCCAGACCGGGCGGCAGAACAGATGCACGACCACGTTGTGCTGTAATTGTTCCACTCGGCGGCGGAATTCGATCAGCCCGGCCCGGATCGAGGAATAGGTCACGCCCTCCAGATCGCCCGAGACCAGTTCATAAGGCAGGCCCATGCCAGCGGCGACGACGCGCAGGTGGTTCTTCACGAAAGGCGCGTAGGCATCGTGCTCGGTCGGGTTGGAAAACCGGATGTCGGTGCCGGGCGGAAGGGGGATCAGGCTGCCGGGCTCCATGCCCACGGTCAGCGCACCGTTGGTGTTGGTGCCGGAAAGCCCGCCTGCCGTGCCGTCAGGATCGGTGATGAAGCCGGTGAACAGCGCCGCCACCTTGGCCTTCACCAGCGCCGCATCCTCGAACTGGTCCAACTCGTGCAGGCGCAGCAGCACCGGGGCCAGCCAGGTGATCCCGCGCAATTGGCCAGCCGCCAGCGGCTTGAACAAATGCAGGCAATCGGCGGCGGGCAGCCGCAGCGGTTCCAGCCGCAGCGAGGTCAGCGGATCGCCGGGCCGGTCGCGCATGACCCAGTAGGCGGTGCGCTGCCCAGCGCCGTTGAACTCGATCCCCGCCCGGATGCGCGCGCCGCCGCCGATGTCGCGGTGCAGGTCCAGCGGCACCTGGTCGCGGTCCAGCAGGTCGATGTGCAAAGGAAGGGCTGGTGCCTCGGGCACGACGCGCAGCCGGGCGAAACTCTCGCCCCCCTCGACCATCGCCCGCACGGCCATGGCCTGCAGACCATAGAAGTCGGCCAGCCCACCTGGATCGGCACGATCGGTCCAGCGCAGCCACAGCACCTGCAGCCGTTCGCGCACCGCGCGATCCGGATGTGTGGACTGCGGCTTGATCCCCGCGCCGACGACATTGCCCACCAGGCTGTCCACCGCCGCCGCAACCCAAGGGTTGTTGCGCGCATACCACCCGGCCCGCCGCGCCGCCGTGGTCGCGCCCGCCAGGATCGCCGTGTTCAGCCCATCAACCGTCCGGGCACCCTCCCAACGACGACCACCACCCGCAGCGTCAAACGCACGGGTGCCGGGGCTGCGGAAAAGGCGATGGAGCAGGCTGCGCATGCGGACAGAATCGCATGGCAGGTGTGGAGCAAGCTATTGGGAATGTTCGGGAAAGCTCGGGGCCGCCACGCGAAGGGATTGCGCGACAGCCCCGGTTTGGGCGTCAGGATGCAGCGGCGATCTGGGCCGCGGCCTCTTCCACCACTTCGGCGGCATAGACGGCGGTTTCGAAGTCGGTCCAGGCTTTGGCGCGAGCCTTCGCGGCGTCCTCGCGTTGCTTCTCGGCAGTGGCCAGCGCCTCGTCATACTGTTGCGCCAGCTTCTGTTGCACGTCCATCGGCGGCACCGGAATCGGCGCAGACTTCACAACCGATGAGTTGATTGTCCCAAGGCCGCTGGTCGTCTTCCCTTCTTCAAAGAAATGCGCCCGACCAGCCCCGCTATTGAACCAGTAGGCGGCGAATTCGGGCAGCACTTTGGCCTTGTCCATCCGTGCGCGGATCAAATGGTTCTGGTGAACGCAGTCGGGAATCTGATCCAGCCATAACGCGACACGACCGAGGTTCTCTCTCGACCCGTTCCCCTCGACGAAAAGAAGGTCGCGGTCCTCAAGCCGGATACGCTCGAAATCGGCACCGGATATGTCGATGTATTTGATCTCGTCCAGCACCAGTCGGCCCCGCTGCACATTGGCAACCCGAAGGTAAGGCTTCGAATTCTTGCCGGGACGATTGCCGGGGTGCTTCTGCATGCCATAAGCGACATCGCCGACGGTGCTGAGTGACACCATGGGATAGGTCGGTGGCGGTCGCACATCCGGGTGTTGCCGCCGCAAGATTGCATCGTGGCTCCAACGTTCCAGGTCCTTGAACTGCGCCACGAGAATCTTCCGCTCGGGTAGGGGCGATGGTGCCGACACGCCGAGGGCGGATTCGAAGGCGAGGGCGGCCTTGGCCTCTGTCTCGGCGGCCTCACGCTCCAGCGCCGCCGCATGGGTCCCCGCCGCGCGCCAGGCGGCAACGATGGCCTGCTGCTCGGGCAAGGGCGGGAGGGGGATTTCCAGTTCCTCGAATACGTCCAGCTTGACCTCGGTCCGTCCGTCAGCCCCGGAGCGGTTGGCCCAGAGCCACCGCTTGAACTCGCCAGTCTGCAGCAGCATCCGGAAATAGGTTGGGTCGAGACGGGTGAGGTCGGGTTCATAGACCTTGAAATGCGTGGTGACGACAGCGTTGTCCCAGCCATCTTCAAGGACTCCGACAGCGCCGTTCTTCAGGTCGATCTTGGACAGCACGACATCGCCGGGACGCACCCAGAGAAGTGGCAGGGTGTATTCCCGACCGGGCGCCACCTTCCGGCGCGAGATGTCCCCTCCGAAATGGATGGTGATCGGCTGAAGATCCTCGAACCGGTACTGGGTTCGGTCGACCCGTTCTTCCCGAGGTTTCAGAAGACGCCCGATCTGTTCGCTGGGCACATGGGTCGGGAAATGGAGGTGGGGAATGGTGAACTTGTCCCACCGCCCCAGGTTCTTGAAACGGAAGACCTCCATCATGCTGCGAAGCTCGGCTCTTGCTCGGGCGATTGCCCGCCATCAACCCAACTGCGGAATTGCTGATAGCCGTCCAGAATGCCGGGCAACTCGTTGGGGACGTTGTCCCCGGTTTCGCCCGTTGATGTGATGCCAACCGATTTCGGCGCAGCTACGAAAACCGGGTAGTCGAACTCTTCGCGCACGGTGCCCCAAAGGGCGGCATCATGGGCGGCGTCGATGGCACGCAGCCCAGTTGTCAGTTCCCGCCAGAGGGCATCAGAACGCTTTTGAAGGGCAACAGTGAAGGCGGCTGTGTAGTCGCGCTTCAACTGCGTTGCTGCCTTCTTGTCCTTTGCGGTCCCCGTCCACGTCGGCTTGCCGATCCTTGTGGTACCGACCCCGCGCGGATAGTCAGGTTCGGGACCCGACGACCAAGCGGGAAGGTCGCGCGATATGCCATGTTTCGCGATATCGGCCAGGATGGCAGCAATCTCCGTATCATCGGCGCTGACAATCCGAGGCCCGAGGGCATTACACAGGTCGTCGCGACGCGCATTGAAGATGACGTCGTGGTCAGCATGTGCCTTTGCCCACGCAGCTTCCCATTCAGCTTCGTCGGCCTCGGTGAACCGTTGCAGAAACATCAGGGATGCCTTCACCGTGGCGTCCGCAGAGCGGAAGGTCTCGGGTGGCAGGCTGACCACACCGAGGATGCGCGCCTTGCCCTCGCACCAGCGACGCAGCCATGTCAGCGACGGGTTGTTGAGGTTGCCGTCAGGCAGGACGATGCCCATGCGCCCACCGGGTTTCAGCAGTTTCAGGCAGCGTTCGACAAAGACGATCTCGGTGGCACGGTTCTTCTTGCCCTTCCCGATCTCGTAGAGGTCGAGGATCTTGGACCCCATCGCCTTCTGGATCGCTGCATGGCTTTCGCGCCAGGGTTCGCCATAGCGGCCTTCGCAGCGGTTCACATAGGCATCGTCGGTCGGCACGCGGGTTTCCTCGCTGCCGCCGACCTTCTGGTCGTCGCCCACGTTCGACCCGAAGGGCGGGTTGGTGATGATGATGTCGAAGCGGCCGGGGAAGATGCCGTTAATGTCGACAAGGCCGTCGTGGTAGTGGATGCCGCCGTGGCCGTCGCCGTGCATGATCATGTTCATCTTGGCGGTGCGGGCGGCGCGGGGTTCGGCATCGCAACCGAAGACGCAGTTCCACGCCAACCGACCGACGCGTGTGTTGATCGGCTTGTTGTTATCGTCCGAGGGCAGCAGCTCGCGGTTCAGCCGGGCGAAGGCCTCGTCGATCAGGCGTTCTTCCTCTTCGATGGGCAGCGCCTTCGCCTCGATCTCGGCCTGCGCCTTGTCCTTTTCCTTCTGGATGTCGGCGGCGACGAGGCCGCGCACATGCTCGAAGGCGCGGATGAGGAAGCCGCCCGATCCCGAGGCCGGGTCACAGATCAGTTCGCCCTCCTGCGGGTCGAGTAGGCTGACCATGAAATCGACAACAGGGCGGGGCGTGAAGAACTGGCCCAGTTCACCGCGGAACGTGTTGCCGAGGAACTTCTCGAAGGCGAGGCCCTTGATGTCGTCGCTGGTCTTGGACAGGTCGAACCGTTCCAGTTCCTTGACGAGGCGGCGGAAGGTGGCCTCGGAGATTTCCAGCCGGTCGGCCGCCGTGAACAGGTCGTCGGCTTTGTAATAGGCCTTGGTCTGTTCGAAGAGGCCGTCATGCACCTCCGGGTCGGTGGGCAGGCGGGTCGATGCGCGGCGGTCGAGGAAATCGACGGTGAAGGTGCCGTGCAGCCCCGACCGCTCGACATACATCTTCACGAACAGGATCTTCGAGATCGTGTCAAAGGCGCGGCCGGGGTCCATCTTGTGGACGTCGCGCAGGATCGAGTGGCACTTGAACAGAAGGTCCTGGAATTCCTTGCGGTTGAAGACGCGAAGCTTGCTGCGGATTTCCTCCAGCCGCTTGGCGTCGCCCCAGTCGGATGCCTTGGGAATCTCGTTGATCTGCACGAAATCGCCGGGTGCGCCGGGGACCAGCTTGAAGATGGCCGTGAAGCGGTTGTTGGTCGTGATGAAGAACTCGCACGCGGCCGAGCGGGTGTAGCTTTCGCCCTGATAGTAGTCGCGCAGGTTGATCTCGACGCTTTCGGCCTTGCATTCGATGACCAGCACCGGCGAGACGCCGGGCCCGGCGTTCGCCTTGGCGGCGGTTTCCCAGATGACGATGTCGGCACGGGCGCTGCGGCTGCCCGAAATCATGCGCTGTTCCTGCCGCATCTGGTCGAGCGAATAGCCGTAGTTCTCGCACAGGTGTCGCACGAACTTCTGGCGCACCAGTTCCTCGGGCTTGCCGGTGCTGTCCCGCCATTCGCTCTTCAGCGGAATCCAGATCCAGTCGCCGTCCGTGTGAAGGGTCTCTGGCGTGGCGGGCCATGGCGTTGTCGGGGCCGTTTTCGGCTTCTTGGTTGCAGCCATGGTCACTCTCCTTCACGAACAGGTCTTGTCGGCAGGCGGTCGGCGGTTTCCAGCGCCTTCAGCCGTTCGAATTCCTCGATGGCGACCACCACGACGACCGGCCGCCCGTGCTTTTCAACCACCACGGGTTCGGCCCGCGCGGTGTCGATCAGCAGGCCAAACTGATGCTTGGCGTCCCTGGCAGACATGGTCTTCATGAGGACCCCCTGATTTCGGGTCACAGTGACCATAAGAGTCCGAATTTTCAATCGGTCATTTCATCCACGAGGATCGGATGACCTCGGGACTGCGCAGACGAAGAGCCTGACCACGCCCCCCAAACGCCTCCGCCTCTTCGTTCAGCCGCATCCCCATGCTGATCAGGCCGTGCAGGGCGGCGTGGGCGTAGACGAAGGTGTCGAGGGCCTCGTTGCGTTCGCCTTCGCGTTTGGGTTGCCAGGAGCGGATGGGGCGGCCCTTTTCGAAGCGGGTGACGACGCGTTCGGCGGTCAACTGGCGGAAGTAGTCGGCGTCGAGGCGGCGGGGGAAGTGGATGGCGCCCGGGCCGGGTTCGGTCAGTTTCAGTCGGGCGTAGACAGCATCCTTCACGGCATCGACGCCGACGATGAAGAGCGGGATCTTTGCTTTGTTGCTGCGGGTGGGGCGACGGGGCCAGACGGGAATGCCGGGACCGCCGCGGCCCTTGATCGCCCAGACGCGGCGGGCAAGGCGGGTGCGGCAGAACTCGTAGGCCATCTTGGTGTGGTGGCCACCGGTGTCCACCGCAACGGCGCGCACGGGCATGTCGCCCCAGGTGCCGTTGAGCACGCTATCCAGATCAGACCAGAGGCGCGGGCCCGAAGGATCGCCCCACAGGACGCGGTAGTCGATCACCCACGCTTCCTCGTCGCGGCCCCAGCCGACGATTTGTACCTCGATGCGGTCGCCCTGCACATCGACTCCCGCAGTGAGCACGGCCACGCCGGGTGCGAGGTCGCTGCCCCAGTCCTCTCGCCGCGCCATCAGCGGATCGGCGGGAACGGTGTCGCCCGCCTGGTCCTCCCAGGACTCGCCCAGCTTGGTGTTCACCCAGACCTGCAGGCGGGCGGGATCCTTGGCCACGCGGGCATGCTCCTGCGCGATCTCGGCCCACGTCTCCCATGGCGAATAGAGCGACGACAGGTGGAACCCCGCGGTGCGGCCATCGCCCGGCGCGGTCGCGCGCCATTCGCCAGCGGCCAGCAGGCGGGGCTTGTCGTGCTCATAATGCACTCCACCGCAGGCATCGCAGACGAGATAGGCGCGTTCGCGCTGCCCCTCGGGCCACCGGAGGCGCGCCCAGGTGATCGGGGCCATGTCGCCGCAATGCAGGCAGGGGACATGGAAATACCGCTGATCGCTGTCAAGGTAGGCCGCCTCGATGCGGGAATGGCCTTTCAGCGTGGGCGTCGAGACCATGTAGATCTTGCGCCGCCCCCGGAAGGTGGTGGTGCGCTGGATCGCCAGATCGACGGGGTCACCCTCGCCATCGGCGTCGCCGGGATAGCCGTCCACCTCGTCGAGGAACAGGTAGCGGACGGGCGTGGACCGCAGCCCCACCGCGCTGTTCGCACCGGTCATTACCAGCTGGCCACCAGGGAAGGATTTACGGAACAGGCTGTTCCCGGCGTCGCGGGATCGGGGCGCGGAGACCAGGTCGCGCAGGGCTGGGGTGGCCTCGATCAGCGGGTCGATCCGCACGGTGGTGTTGCGCCGCACCATGTCGAGGGACGGCATGACCAGCATGGCGATGCCGGGGGCGTTCTGGATGATGTAGCCCAGCCAGTTCAGCCCGGCCTCGGACCCTCCCGTCTGCGCGCCCTTCATCAACACGACGCGTTCATAGGGGCTGGAGGTGGACAGGGCGTCCATCACCGCGCGCAGATAGGGCGTGCGATCCGTGCGCCAGCGCCCAGGTTCCGCCGAGGTGGGCGGCAGGATGCGATGCCGGTCTGCCCAGTCCGAGACTGGGATCGGCGGTTCAGGGCGGATGCCGCGCCGCCAGGCGAGGTCGATGTCAGGCACCATCACCGAAACTCCCCAGTGGAAGGTCGGCCAGGTGTTCCAGATGCTCGCGCATCATCCGATCCAGCGCCGCGAAGGTGGCACGCGGATCGGCCCCGATCTCCGCAGCCAACAGCGGGGCGGTGCGCTGGACCCATGCCATGTGGGCGTCCCGTTCGGCACGTGCGCGGGCGAATACCGTGCGCGTGGCGGCGGCGGTTTCGACCAGCAGGCCTTGTTCCTTCTCGAAGGCCAGCTTGGCGCGCTGCACCTTCACGATCTCATGCAGCCGCTTGGCCTCGGCGAGCGTGGTCGAGACGCGGGCAGGGGCGGCAGTGGCACCACCCTTGTTGCGGCGGGCCGGGTCGAGATTGTCCTCGATCCAGGCTAGGCCCACCGCGACGTCGATCTGCCCGTCCGCGCGCACCGGCAACCCCTCGGCCACCAGTTGCGAGATGCGCCCCTTGGTCAGCCCGACGCGGGCGGCGAAGGCAGTCTTGGTCTCGGCACTGTCGAGTTTAGTCATTTCCGCCCCCTGACGCTGGCGGGCCAATGCGCTGCGCTCCCCCGCATACAAATCGGCCCAAAAGGAACCGTTGCCATCCCGGTCCTTGCCGAACTGTCTGGGTTGACGTGCTCGCGCATCGTGACATCACCGCGCGACAGCAACCCTGGGTCCGGGTCTGTCAGCTTTGGGTCCGGGTTGGGTCCGTGTTTGCGTGCGCTGCAACCCGTTGGAATCGTTGAGTGGGTCCGGGTGGTCCGGGTGGGTCCGGGTCTGTTCGACATCTTTTCATAGTGCCCGTGTTTGCCCCATCCCAAAATGATTTCTGCAAAAGACCCGGACCACCCGGACCCACCCGGACCCAGCATTGATCTTGTTGGAGAATTTGAGAGGCGCAGACCCGGACCCAACCCGGACCCAAAGCTGACAGACCCGGACCCACTCATGCCACCTGCTCCTTGTCGAGGCCGTCACGCCGATACCGGCGTTCGCGCTGCGCATTGTCACCGTGGCCAACGACACGGGCGCGGAACTGACGGAGGCCCATGCTGGTAAGGGTGCGCACGACCCGGTTCTGATCGGCCTGCGTCCAGCGCCCGCGTTCCATGCCCAGCGCCTTTTCAAGGATCTCTGCCACGGACACGCCATCCTGCTGTCCTGCGGCGTGTTCGAGATAGCGGCGGATCGGATCATCCCAGGCATCGCCTTGGTATCGGTCTGCCTGCTGTTCTGCGGCCAAGGCCTCCAAGCGTTGATCGTCTAGCCACCAGGGATCTCCCCCGTTGAACCGCACGCAGGCCTCGGCCCAAATCTGGTCGCGGTCCCGCTCGATGGCTGCGATGTCTATGGCACCGCAGGCCACGGGCCAGAACCGGCGGCCGCCGGTGGCATCTTTCAGATAGCCGCCCTCTGGATTGACGCTGCCCGCAAACACGCATTGGCGTGGCAAGTCCACTAGCCGCTTGCCATAGGGGGGACGGAAGCGGTCAGTGGTTCGGCTGATGAAGGCCTTAATGGTGCCCACCTCGGCACGCGTCATAGTGTCCAGTTCGGCAATTTCGATGATCCAGACGCTGCGCATCTCCATAGCAGCATCCTTGCTGCCGAGGTCGGACAAGCGATCGGTAAACCATGGATAGCCCATGATCTTCAGGGCGCTGGACTTCTTTATCCCCTGAGGGCCTTCAAGGATCAGGGCGCAATCCACTTTCGCGCCGGGGCGGTAAATGCGCGCTACGGCTGAAATCAACCACCGTGGGCCAACAGCGCGGGCGTAGGCGCTGTCCGTTGCTCCGAGGTAGGTTGAAAGCCAGGCGTCGATCCGGTTCACGCCGTCCCAGCGGATCGCGTCGAGATATTCCCGGACGGGATGGCACAGCCGGTCACGCGCAACCGCCTCCACCGCCTGACCGGCGATTGAGGCTGGAACGAGGATGCCTTGGTGTTGGAGCCAGTCCGCGACTAGCAAATCATCACGGTCTGACCACTCGGTATCGTGCCATTTGCCATTGCTTGTGACCCATGGTGGGGGTTTGCGTGCGACTGTGGTGGCGGCAAATTCGTCATGCCAAAGCACGCCCCTCCATTCAGGCGCTGTACGCAAGGCAAGGATCGCATTGGCAAGAATGGGACGAGGTTCGCCCTCCCGGTTGGTCAAAAGATCAAGGTGCCAGTCACGGGCCTTGGCTTCCGAAGCGGTGGATCGACTGATCAGATCACGGACGGCTTGCTCTCCATTGGCGCGCAGCACATCGTTGAAGTCCAAGCCCTCGCGCGGGTCCGCAACCGCAACGTCATGGACCCGACCTCGAAGCAAGTTGACAGCATTCAGGCGCTGATGATGGGCCTTGCTGCCTGGTGCGTCGCCGTCGCCTGCGATCACGATTGGGTTGCCAGAGGGCACGGGTGCCCGCGCGATATTGGAGATGCCGAGACAGGCCCAAGTCTCCCGTCCAGTGGACTGCCAGATGGAAAGAGCGTTCTCGACGCCCTCGCATAGGATCATTGGTGCGGTGCCGGGCAAGCGCACTACGGCGCGTTCCGACCAGCCATCGACAGCTTTGTTTGTTCGTTTGACGACCTTCACAGGGGCCTTTTGGCCATCATCCGTGAGATAAACCTGCTGCACTGCCAAGACCTCACCGGCCTCGTCTGTCGCCAACGCAACCAGCGCGCCGTGCTTTCCTGAGGCAAACCGTCGAAACCGTATGCAGTCGGGTGGCGTGATGATGATACCGCGGTTGCGCAGGTAGGTCTCAGCCGGACTCGCAGCGACACCCTCCAGACAAGCGATGATCTCGGCGACGGCCTTCTTGCTGTCCATGGTGCTTGGTGCCGCTGCCACTGTTTGGGTTGGTCGATGCTGAATGTCGCCGATCCAGTCGCGCGCCCAGCGCCGTGCCTCTGCATCGGACAGGCCTTTGTGGTGCCGGATCAGCTCCAGCCCATCGCCGCCGACGCCCGCCTCGTGGTCATACCAACGCCCAGCGCGTGGGCCCGCGATCTCGATGGCCACGCTGCCCTTGGTGCCGTAGCGAAGCTGGCATTTTGTCGAGTAGCCTGGATTGGGATCGCCCAGCAGCGTCTGCGCCAGATCGGCCATGCGTTTGTTGATGCGCGCAGCCAGGTCGGCGACCGAGGCTGGGTTGCTGATCAAAGATCACGCTCCTGCGCCTCGATCCACTCGATCAGCTTGCTTTTGCGGGCGCAGATGACATTGCCGATCCTGAACACCGGCATCCGCACCTTGGCGTCGCTGGCGTAGTAATAGACCTTGCGGCGGTGGCGCACGTCGCCAAACACAAAGATCGCGATGGCCTCGGCACCGTGCAACAGGTCGTCGGCAAGCGTAGGGCAAGCGTCTGCGGTCGCAGGAGTGCCCCGCGTTTGAATGTTCATGGCTGTCTCCGTTATGGCTGTGTGGTCAGTCGGCGCTGAGGGCTTTTGTGACCCGCCGCTCGATGTCATTCAGGTTCACGACCGCAAAAGAGCGAACCTCTGGATCGGCCGCAATCTCGGGCAGACGTTGGGGCGAGATGATCCTCGACGCCGGGGCGGGAATATCCGAGTCCATGAAGGCTGCGTCTTCCTGCGACGAAAGCCGGATCGGGCCTTCGTAGATCACCAGCAAGGCGTCGCCATCGGCAACCCCGTGCAGATTGCCAATGTGCGGTGCGACCCGCGCAGGCTCAAACCCAAGACGTGCGAAGTCGACAATCACACCGAGGGCGATGGCGTCCGGCATTGTGAAAATCCGGGCCTTGCCACGCTCGCACTCGTTTTGTGGAACAAGGTAGCCGCGCGAAATCCAGGCGTCGATTTGGTAACGGCCAATATTGAAGGCGTCGGCCAGCTTCTGGATGGTAATGTCTTGTGCCATTCCACTATCCTTTGACAGTACGTTTGATGTATGGGTATATGGCATCTAACGCACTGTCAATACCAGTAGGAATGTTCGGCAAACGCCTGTCTTCCCATGGGTTTCTGGTCCTTGTGATGGGAGTAAGGAAAAGATGGCCACGATCCGCAAACGCACACTGCCTTCGGGCCTCGTCCGATGGCAGGTGGACTTCACCGACCAGGCGGGCAAGCGCCGTTCAAAGCTGTTCCCGCGCCGCAAGGATGCCGACGTCTATCTCGTCAAGGTACGCTCGCTGGTCGCCAACCACACCTATCTGGCCGACAGCGACAGCACGACGGTGGCCGATGCCGCGAAGGCTTGGCTCGACCATTGCGAGGTGCGCTGCAAGACGGGGCGGCGGATGGAGCGGTCCACCCTGCGCGGTTACAGCGACTATGTGCGCCTGCACATCACCGCACCCGAAATCGGCATCGGGAACAAGCTGATCGCCCAACTGACCCGGCGCCATGTCAACGAGTTCCGCGACCGGATGCTGTTGAATGGTCGGTCAGAGCACCTGACCCGCCGCGCCCTTTCCGTCCTGAAATTGGCACTGGACCACGCCCTCGACAACGGCCAGCTGTTCACCAATGCCGCCCAAGGGGTGCGGGTAATCAAGTCCAGCCGGATCGAGCACAAGGCACCGGTGCCGTCGAAGGAGGCGATCCGCGCCCTGATCGAGGCAGCCGACGAGGATTTCAAACCGCACCTGATCGTCTCGGCCTTGGGCGGGTTGCGCGCGTCAGAACTGCGGGGTCTGCGCTGGCAGGATGTAGATTTCGACAAGGGCTTTCTCCACATCCGCCAGCGTGCTGACGCCTACAACCAGATGGGCGAACCGAAATCGCGGGCAGGGTTCCGCGACATTCCGGCCGGGCCAATGGTGCTGAACGCCCTGCGCCGCTGGAAACTGCGCTGCCCGAAAAGCGAGTTGGGGCTGGTGTTCCCCGCGCCGCAGGGCGGGATCCTTCAGCACACCAAGACGCAGGCCCGGTTCCGCAAACTGCAGGAAAGGGTCGAGGTCACGATGCGCTGGCACGACCTGCGCCACTTCGCCGTGTCGCTGTGGATCGAACAGGGCTTCTCGATCAAGGAGGTGATGACCTTCGCGGGGCATTCCTCCATCCAGATGACCATGGAACGCTACGGGCATCTGTTCCCTTCGCCGGACCACCAGAAGGCCATGGCCATGGTCGAAGCGAAGCTGCTGGGGTAATGAGTGTATTGCGCCGAACGCACCAACGCCAATCGTGAATAGGTGTGCCTCACACGACTTATGTGGCGAGCTGCCCAGCAAAGTGCGCCGCACCCTTGCCGCCTCATATCGATGTGCAGAAAATCTCCAAGCTCTGACCACAACTGCCTCAAGTGTGGTTTGAGTACGCTTGACCGCGATACGACATTAGGCGAACTTGCGGTCAAATGAAGTACTGTTTCAGGAGTTTTGGACAGGCATGATTGTCATTTGCACCGGCGTAGCAATCCTCGAAGATCATCAGACCGGACGGCATTTTCAAATTCTCCCCGACGAGCTGGATTGGGACGTGGTTGATGGTCAGGAACGTTCCATGGGACTCGAAACGCACTATCAGGCGACCGTGGAACATGTGGATTTGGGTACTCTGACTTGGAATCTCTGGGAGTATCCCGTTGGGCTCCAGAACAAAAGCTCTACGGAAGTTGGACAAGCCAGAATTATCCAGGACTTCGACTACCACCTCGAACATAGTGAAGAAGATGATTGGCAAGGGACGTTTAATGCATCTGAGGCCATCACAAAGGAAGACTGGGCAGTGCTCTCCAAGGAAGAGCAAATCGAGCGAATGGTGGAGTGGTTCAACCGGATGTTCGAAGATCCTCAGAACCAAACGCCATATGCGATTGATAAGGACAGCCCTCATAATTATGAATACATATGGGGAGGACCATACGATGCCTTAGAAGAACTATCAGACCAGTTTGGCGGTATCGTGCCGGAAGAAGTAATAAATGAGGCAGCGGAAATAGTCCAAGATCAGGACGGGATTTTTGATTGGGCTCCCAGTTCAAATCACCCAGACATGCGTCGGCATGCCGACGATGCCATGGCAGAATATACTTGGGAAGTAGACCATACCCCTGCGTTGGAAGATATACGGCAGAAAATCCGCAATGCTACCGGCATTCGGTTCGGGTCCACGGACGAAATTGTCGCGCGGCGTGACCTTCTATCTATTATTCAAGACCTAGAGCCACTTGTCGCTCGAGCTACAGACCTTCCAGCACATGGCGGTATGGGACATAACCAACCACCGCCAGAAGTGGTTATTCCACAGAACATTGGCATTTCTATCAACCTTAATATTAACATTATTCAGACGGAGGCTTTATCTGAGAGCCCCGACACTGAGAAGGTTGTTGAAGCAGTTAGTGCCTTGGAGGCAACGCGGCGGGAGGTTGTAGACTTCTATCAAAAAACAATTGAGCAAGTGAAATCTATAGGTAGTAAAGCGCTTGCGGCCGCTATTGTTGGTGGAATTGGGAAACTTGTTTGGCGAGCTATCACTTGGATTTCAGCAGCCTTGGGTTTCCCGATCCTCTAATTTCAGTTTGCCACTTTCTCCCATCGGTTTGCGGCTGTTCCGTGCGACACGACGTCGACGTTGAGACGTGAAAAATCGCCTAAGCAACGAAAATCATAAGGTTATTTTGGGTATCGGGATGGGCCTCATAACCTGAAGGCCGCAGGTTCAAATCCTGCCCCCGCAACCACTATCCCCTGCCTCAAGCCCGCACCCCTTGTGCGGGCTTTTGTGTTGGCGCCACACCTACCTACCGTCGCACAACGATAAAATCGCCCCCCCAGTCCTCCGCAGAGCTCGATCCGATGCCAGGTCGCGCCCGGCGAATACGGCGTCAGCTCGAGCTTCCCGATCAATCCGCGCAGGATCGACGCCGCCTCCGGCCACACCAGCCAGAAGCCTGCAAGTGCGACAGTCGATGACCCCAGGGAGCAGGGCACGACCACTGAAACTCGGCGGTAAACCCGCCACCACGTCGGGGTGCATCAGCCGGTCGCCAAGGCCACCCAGCGCACGCTCCTCGACAACCCTCCGCGGGATCGCCCTGCGGTTCGAGCAGGTCCCGTAGCCGAACAGCCAGAGAGGCTGTCGCTGATCATGATGTAGCTTGCGTAGCAGCTGCATCGGCCCGATCCCTCGGTCCGAGCGAGGCCCTTCGGCTGGCCCTCTCGCAACGTCAGGATGTCCTCGCGCATCGCCCCATGCCGGTGCTTCACCCGGTGCCAGAGTTGTGATGTGGACGCGAAGCCTCAACACTGTCAGGGCTTTGCCCGAGGCGAGGACGATCACTCCGTTCAACAGCTCGTTCCGGAGCTCGAAGTTGAAGCGCTCGCAGGAGCCGTCTTCGAATGGCCGCCGGGCTCGAAGGACGGTGTGCCGGGTCGCCGGCGGCAGCGAATTAGGTCCGCTACGGGCCGCGATGAACTCAAGCCCTTTGCCGGACCCTCATGGGGTCGGGTCCGCTCCAGAGGATGAACAACTGGAAAACCGCGAAGAGGACGTCGGTTGAGGTCACTGAACCGCGCCGGGTTTGGCGGAGGCTTCAACTCTTCAGTAGGCTGGAGCATCATGAGCAAGACCACGAACAAGTTTTCCCCTGAAGTGCGCGAGCGGGCCGTGCGGCTGGTTCTGGACAACGAGGCGCAGCATCCGTCGCGCTGGCAAGCGGTGATGTCGATC